GGTATGTTATCAACAACCAAAGAAATCGAAGACACTGCAGATGGTAAAGAGACTAAAGACATGACTCGTGCCCAAATTACTAAGGGTGCATTTAGAGTCTTGACACTTAAACTTGGACGTGTAGGAGTTCCTATGATTGTTACTAATCACACATATGATGTGATTGGTTCTATGTTCCCACAGAAAGAAATGGGTGGTGGTAGTGGTCTTAAATATGCCGCTTCATCAATCATCTATCTTTCAAAACGTAAAGAAAAAGAAGGTACCGAAATCATTGGTAATATCATTCACTGTAAGAACGCTAAGTCAAGATTGACTGTAGAAAACAAAGTGGTGGATGTGAGATTATCATATGACAAGGGACTGGACAGGTACTATGGTCTTTTAGACATGGCACTTGCAAGTGGTGTTTTTGAGAAATCATCTACTAGAGTTAAGTTACCAAATGGTAAGACTGAGTTCGGTAAGACAATAAACAATAACCCCGAAAAATACTTCACACCCGATGTGATGGAACGATTAGAACAGGTAGCAAATGGACTCTTTAAATATGGACAAAACGAGATTAGAAACAACGATTCTGAAGAATCTGATACTCAGTGATGAATATTCACGGAAGGTGCTTCCTTTTGTAAAGGACGAGTACTTCTCGGAACCCGATGAACAAGTTGTATATAAAGAAGTAGTTTCCTACTTTGAAAAATACAACAAATCTCCAACGGTTGAAGCACTTCTCATCAATCTAGACAACAACACATCTCTATCAGATGGTGTGTTGAAACAGTCTAAATCAATCGTAAAAGATTTTACATCTTCAGACACATCCGCCAGTGAGTGGTTAGTAGATGAAACGGAGAAATGGTGCAAGGATAGAGCAATCTATATTGCAGTCATGAACTCTATTGATGTATTGGATGAAAAGAATCAACGGTCACGAGGAGAAATACCCGAGTTACTTAAGGATGCACTTTCCGTGTCTTTTGACACAAATATTGGTCACGACCAAATTGAAGATTCAGATGCTCGTTTTGAATTCTACCATACGGAAGAAGAGAAGATTCCGTTCGACTTAGAATACTTCAACAAGATTACCAAAGGTGGTCTTCCCAACAAGACACTTAACATTTGTCTTGCTGGTACTGGTGTCGGTAAGTCATTGTTCATGTGTCATATGGCCGCTGCTGGTCTTATGATGAACAAGAATGTATTATACATTACACTTGAGATGTCGGAAGAAAGGATTGCAGAAAGAATCGATGCAAATGTCATGAACATACCCATGAAAGATTTGCCCGATTTATCTAAGAAAATGTTTGATAAGAAGGTGGACAAAGTAAGAAGTAAAACTCAAGGGAAATTAATCATCAAAGAATATCCTACTGCATCAGCACACGTAGGACACTTCAGACACCTATTACAGGAACTAGAACTGAAGAAAGATTTCAAACCCGATATGATTTTTATCGATTACCTTAACATCTGTGCCAGTGCAAGGGTAAAACCTGGCGCTGGTGCAAACTCTTATACACTAGTAAAGAGTATTGCAGAAGAACTTAGAGGACTTGCAGTGGAGTTTGATGTGCCGATTATGAGTGCAACCCAAACAACACGTAGTGGATACGGTAACAGTGACATTGAGTTGACTGATACATCTGAATCCTTTGGTCTTCCTGCTACTGCAGACTTTATGTTTGCATTGATTACATCCGATGAACTAGAAGAACTAGACCAGTTGGTTGTAAAACAATTGAAGAATAGATACAATGACCCAACCGTATTCAAAAGGTTTGTGATTGGTATCGATAGAAGTCGTATGAAACTCTATGATTGTGAACAAGAAGCACAAGAAGACTTGCACGATGGTACTCAATTAATAGACGATAGTATTCCTGTTGCAGACAGAGGAAGGAGTGAAAAATTTAACGACTTTAAGTTTTAAATGCATAAATAGATATATATTATGAATAAGTCCTTAGACCCCAATGAAGTAATCACAACGTTACAAAAGCGGATTGAGATTAAAAAACAACTCAGAAAATCGGGTGAGTTACCCCCATCTGAGATAAAGAAGTTGACTAAAAAGAAAAATGATTTAGATGAAAAACTAAAATCAAAACCCCTTGCTAAGATTTAAAATGCTATAAATAACACTATAGTTTAGGAGAAACCATGCCGTATACAACAGAACAAATCGCTACTCAAGAGAAAGTAGTATTAGATTTAGACGAAAAAATTAAATGGATTAATGACACAAGTCATCATTTTACTGGTGGACGTGTATGTCCAAAGACCGATAGTGCAATGACAAGAACCCAATTTTGGGCTGCTTGGAGAACTGCGAATCCAAATGCTGTTACAGCAAATCCAACTTACGGAACTGTGCCTGAAGGTGTGGATGGTGCAGGGTCATGGACAATCCTAAGTACCGATACCAGTGCCGACAACTCAACACTCATGTGGGATTATTGGCAACATGATATGGTCTATGATATCGGTTACGAACAAGCAGATTGGTCATCAACAGTCACAAGTTTACAAAGTGATTTGACTGATGCCAACACTTTGCTAACCACAATGCAAAACGACCCAGCATAAAAAACACCTAAATAGTAGACGAACACACATTAAAGGTGTATAATCTACTATTATGGCAGCGAAAAACTTACATTTAGAACACTTAGAAGACGAAATCATCAATCAAGGTATTGATGGTGGTCGTGGTGCGATTAATTTTCTTCAAGGTCTTAGAGACATGATGAAAGGTAACCAAAATTCTAGAGTGAACATGACTGTGAAATGGGATGGTGCTCCAGCAATCTTTGTTGGGAAACATCCCGAAGACGGCAGATTCTTTGTCGCAAAGAAATCACTATTCAATAAAGAACCTCTCTTTTATACTTCAGAACAAGAAATTAAAGACGCTAAAGAACTATCTTCTAATCTGAAGGAAAAGTTCTTGACATCATTTCAGTGCTTATCTAAACTATCCTTTACTGATATCTTACAGGGTGACTTGATGTACACTAACGATAAGAAGATGACAAATATGGATGGTAAAACATTCATCACATTCCAACCAAACACAATCATGTATGCAGTAGATGTAGAATCAAAACTTGGTAAAGAGATTGCCAGTTCTAAAATGGGTATAGTGTTTCACACTACTTACACTGGTTCTACAATTGACGGATTATCTGCCTCCTTTGGTGCAAAACTACCAAGTGGAAGTAGTAGTGATGTGTGGATGGATGATGCAACATATAAGGATGTGAGTGGTAACAGTAGTATGACTGCAAAAGAAACACTTGCATTAACTAGGGAGTTGACTGCAGTGGGTAAAGCATTCCACGGTATCACTAGGAAAGATTTGCAGAAGTTTAAACAGATACAAGATACTATTGCAAAAAAAGGTGTAGGTGCATCATACAAAACATATTGTAACGCACAAATTAGGGCGGGTTCATACAAACCAACATACAACGGATATATGAAACACTTCGAAAACTACTGGAGAGATATGGTAGTTGGTAAAGTGAAGATGGAAAAGACAAAACAAATCAAACGAGAAATTGGTGAACAACTCTACGCTGAGTTACGGTCACTAAATAAATTCATAACAAACTTGACTAAATTCATGGAACACTTGGTCATTGCAAAACAAATCATAATTGTTGCACTAAATAGAGTAAAGAGTATAGGAACATTCAAAAGAACCGATAAGGGGTTCGAGGCGGTCAACCCCGAGGGTTATGTTGCAATTGATAGAACTGGAAGTGCAGTAAAACTTGTTGACAGAATGGAGTTTGCATACAATAACTTCACTGCAATGAAAGCGTGGGACAAGTAATGAAATCATTCAGAGAGTTTGCATTACCTAAGTATCCAGCTCAAACTGATATAGAATTCAAAGACGATGATTGGGTTGTAGGTGACCCCGAAAAAGCATATGAGTATGACGGTAGTAAAACTGGTGACCAAAATATGGAAATCATGAATGACTTAGTAGATAAAGAAAGAGAGAAGATGTCGTGAAAAAATTCGGAAAATTTCTAACAGAAGCAAAAGATAAAGGTGCAGTATTCACCTTCGGTAGATTCAAT